TGCTGGCGGAGTACGAGGCCAAGCAGGCGCAGCGGTAACACCCGAACACATCCGTCTCCCGGCCGGCGAGTACCAACCTCGCCGGCCTATACCCGTATGCCTAAGGAGAAATATGCCGCAGCACGATGCCGGCGCGATGAAGGTAAACTACGCGTTGCAGTACCTGGCCCTCGACGTCGCGACTCTAGCTACGACGCTCGGCGACGAAACACAGCCGTCCGCCTATAGCGCCGACGAGGCTATTGACGTAGCGTACGAAGACAATGCCGATCCGGTTACCGCTACGCTTCTGGCGATCAGTATCATCCGACAGCGTGTCGTTAACATGAATGCACACGCATCAAAGGAGTAACATGTCAACGGCCAAGCTGGCAGCGGGGCTCGCATTCGCGCAGGCGATTGAAGCCGCCCTTAAGGCAAAGGTAGTGGCGTTTAGCTACCGCGACGAGCTAGGATTTTCGTACGCGCAAGTCAAAGTTAATAGTACGTATCCGCCTGAGGAGGTGATCACAAAGATTGTCAGCGGCCTTCAACTAGAGGTCGATCTCCTAGTTCACCCGGATCAACCTCTGTGGATGCTCCAACTCAACGGGTGCCATCGGCCGATGAGCGACATTCTCGTAAGCACGTATGATACCCAGATGTGCGTCACCGCAACGTTCTGGTAAGCAAAAGGAGCAGCATGCCCGCATACGCTTATAGCGAACCCGTGCAAGGGTTGCGCCGAGTGGTGTACCTATCTACCTGGCGAACCGCACAGGGCGTCTCTACTCAGGGTGCCTGCGTTATCCGTAAGGACGCGTCCGGCTCTCGGTACATTAAGATCTACCTCGACATCTCATCGCATAGCGGCGAACGGCTACAACGCGTACTGGCCGCATCTCAGTCGAGGATCCTTATGCACTTGCGGCATCCGCCGGGATACGATGCGGAGTACCTGTTTGAGACTGCGTAACAATGTCGGCTGCGGGCGCATGCAAGCTCCTACTTTAGCGTCGCACAGGGCCCGCGGGTGGCTCGCAGCCGGCAAGAATCCGCTTGGAGGGCTCTCATGGCACTTTACGTAGTGGTGTACTTCGACGAGAACACAGGAAAGTGGGACCGCCTCGAGCCCATGAGCTATTGTGAGTGCGAGGCCGCAATCGTATCGGCGGACTTCCAATACACCGCCGCGGACTGGCGAATCGTACCAGCCACGCCTAGCGATTTCGAACGCGTTCGCGAGAGGCGGTTGCGGAAACCCGGCGGATCCTACGAAGGCGATTAAGTTTCTAACCACAAATGCTCTATGGGAGATTATACTGATTATTAAAATTAGAACAAATAAAGATTACTCATGCATACAAGACATACCAGGCGAGCATACAATAATACTTATTTAAATCAATTTAGATAATCATTATAATCTCCCATGGAGCAAAGGAGACACAACATGAGAATGCAAACAGCAGTAACCCTCAGCAGCCAAGCATATCGAAACCTGAAGCCGATCAACAAGACGGTCCAAAGGATTGCGGACGCAAAAGGCCTGGAGCGGGTACTGCCGCAACCGCATTTGTACGTCGCAGTCTGGATCAATGACCATTATGTCCTACCAAGAGCAGCGGCTCTACGGGTGCAAATCAGCCTAACTCCGGAGTGCCTGTTTAAACTTCGGCAGTTGGCCCTGAAGCATAACTATCGTTGGGGCAGCCAACCAAACGTCTCGGCCCTACTTGAAGTTATCGGCTTGGGCTACTATACAATCATACCGAAGGAGACCCATGAATCAGTATAATGTAAAGCTATCGGCATTTGCCTACAACACGCTGTGCGAGAGGGCCCGGGATTTTGGTTATGTTCAAGCGCAAACTAATAAAGGGGTTGGCCAGTTTATAGCTGCCTGCGCTCAGGGCACTTGGCGAGACATTCGATCGGAACAGCATCGAGAAGCCGCGGTGCAGTTTCCGAACGCTACTTGGGCATGGTCCTTAGAGTACCCACGACTGAGATACAAGATCGCACTCCCGGCTGAAGCGTTTGCGTACTACCAATCTCTGGCCAAAACGTTTGGCATTGGCCTACGCTTCACGGGAACCGCGAGCATTGTGGGCGCTGTGCTCGAAGCAATTGGGTGCGACATGCTGGCCCCGAACAATCCGCCGCCAAAAAAGCCTTCACTGTGGCGTCCTCAAAAGGAGGTCGTTTTTTAGGCTCTCACTTAACAGAAGCGTCAAAAAATTGGGGGCTGGCGTTTTTCGAAAATTGCGTGTATAATATAAATAAGTTAGCCGCAAGTTCGTGGCTACATAATTCGATCGCGGAGGTGCTACAATGTCTGGTGATGTCAAGGCTTCGTTGATGTTTCACATGCCCGTTGAGATGAAGGCTGAGCTCGAGAACGCTGCGCGAGCTGCCGGCCAGTCCACCACGGCCTTTGTGCGCGACGCGCTGGCCGACAAGATCGGCTACGACCTCCCGCCCGCGACTTCTCGTGGCGGTGGCGGGCGTAAGTACGCGTCTCCTGAAGAGCGCATTGCGGCTCAGAAGGAGCGCGACAAGGCTCGGCGCACTCTCATCAAGAACCTCATGGATGAGTACAAGGCCAAGGCCGCGAGCGGCGAGGGCGAAGAGATCTAGTCCTTCGGGCGATCATCGAAAAGCCCTCGCCGGGGCGCAATTAGAGGCGTGCACTATCCTAAGGCGCACGCCTCTCTTTTTAGGAGGCGCATGAATGCTACTCACCTTAACTGATGCCGGCAAAGCCGCGCTAGCGAATACGCCTGGCGACTTTACGCGGCTACAAGTTGAGATTCTATGCCGAAGTGTCAATACGATACATTGGCTAGATCTTCTCCACAAGCTCGGTGAGAACACGTCCTTTTCTGGCGTCAGCATCGAAAACATGTCCCGCTACGTATCCGAACTTTGTGATCGCAAATTGCTCCGCGCAAGCGATCCAAAGGCTCCTCCAACTGAATACATTCGACGAGTCACCCCGAAGCAGGCGGCCGACAATTTGCCGCATGCCCCACATCCTCCTAGCGTCGAGCGCTCGGCCTTATTCGCATCCCAACTCAGTGATACAGTTACAGGCTTTGCTACTGCAGATGAGTGCAAAGCTCGTACGGGTATGGTCAATATGATCCTCTACTGTGTCCACTGCAAACATCACTTCTACGACCATGGCCGAGAACGTGTTAGCGTCGTGTGTCCGTTCTGTCACACCTCACAATTCACAGAAAGGTCTTAAGATGCGCAAAGTTGTATCAGTGGTCTCTGGCGGTCTAGACTCCTCAGTGCTCGTCCACTTCATGAAGTCCCTTGGGTATGATCAGGCCATAGTGTCTCTGGACTATGGGCAGAAGCATTCCAAGGAACTCGACTATGCAAAGGCGCTCGCCCAACGCCTGGGCTACGAGCACGTCCTCTTCTCACCTGATCTCAAGGAACAGTGGCAGGCCTCGAGCCTTATCGGCCCTGACATACCTCCCGCAGGGCACTACGCCTCTCCAACGATGGCCTCGACAATCGTGCCCAATCGCAATATGCTCATCGTTGCCATGGCCGCTACTGTTGCTGTTCGCATCGGCGCAGAGGCAGTTGTTATCGGCGTCCATGCTGGAGATCATCCGGTGTATCCTGACTGCCGCCCGGCCTTCATTGCGGCCCTATCGGAAGCGCTTCAGCTGGCGTGCAATGTGCGAGTTCTCGCGCCTTTCGAGAGCCTCTACAAAGCCGACATCGTTAACCTCGGAAACAATCTCAATGTTGACTTCGCACAGACGTGGAGTTGCTATCGAGGCGACGAGCACCATTGCGGCGTTTGCGGTACGTGTGTCGAGCGTCGAGAGGCGTTCGTAACTGCAGGGGTCGTAGATCCTACCGTCTACGAGAACTCCTAACATGCGCCCTGTGCGATGGCTCCGCTGCGTTGGTTTGGCCTGCGCGCTTTGGGTGGTGCTGACTATCGTGAGCTGCAGCTTCGGACAGTTTTTGTTTTAGGAGAAATATGCCGAGTCATTGGGATTACACGCATAGCATGACGCTTTCCGCCGAAGATCCGCCTTTCTACGCGTTGTTGTTCGCGCTAATTCGCAAGGCAGACACCTCCAATATGGAGAAGATCGCACGTGAATGGCCGGATGTCGTAGCCGAATTCAAAATGCGTTATAACCTCCCCGGAGGGCTTCTCCCGGGCGAGTGACAGAAAGGACAAATCTCGATGCTGCATACTAGTCGTCACTGGCAAGTCGTTAAAGAAGTTACCGCCGAAGAGGGCACAGTGCTACAGCTTCGTACAAAGGATCTATGCAGAGTTCATCCTGGGGCGCTCTTTGGCATTACTTGCTGGGAAGACCTCTCTGATCGTATTCGAAATCTGAAGCTTTCAGATGATCTGAGAGAGCGCAAAACCGGCCATGCGTTGGCTCGAGTGTGGAAGGCCCACATTCGAAACGTTCTTTGCAGTGATGACGTAGACGCCTTGCAGTATCTAAACGGTTTGTGGTATGGCATGAGGTATATACCATAAGTAGTACGCGCGCGAGTAGAAAAGGCTATTTGCTTTTCTACTCGCGCATGTGCTGGAGGTTCCATGTACGGTTTTGATCTTGTGACCGAGGGTATTTCCGCGGCATTTTGGTGTTCGTTATGGGCTGCGATATGGGCCATTACCCTCCACGCAGCGCCCGAGAGCAATCCTGATTGGATGCTATTTGTGGCGGGCACCCCTCTCATATACGTACTCACACTACGTGCGGCTATTCACTTTTGGCTCGACAAAGAGTGATGGTTGGATCGAATAACGAAAGTTGTGGCGGGTTCCAGCTCGCGGTGCAACTCCGCACCCGCTACCTGGGTCTAAATACGAAAGGAGAAATCAATGAGTCGCTACGCTCCGATGTTGGCCAAACTTTGCAAGGTGCCGTTTGATTCTGGTGGGTATCTTTACGAGCCCAAGTACGATGGTATTCGTTGCATCGCCTATAATGGAACGCTTATCAATCGTAATCAGGTAGACGTTACTGAACGCTTTCCAGAAGTGAGTCTTCATACTGGCTACGTTCTAGATGGCGAACTTGTGTGCCTCGACGCTCGAGAGGTTCCGAGCTTCCAACTCATTCAGACTCGAATGAATCGCCTATACGACGTGGCACAGAAGTCTCAGACCTGCCCGGCGAAGTTCGTAGCCTTCGACGTTCTCGAAGAGCCTGACGGCTCATCTCTAGTCAATGCGTCACTTGCTCAACGCAAGACCATTCTCGCCGACGTGTTTCAACGCAACCCGAGGCAGTTTTCTATCGCGCCATATGTTTTAGATGAAGGAGTTAAGTATGCCGAAAACTTAACTGCGCTTGGGTGGGAAGGCGTTATGGCTAAACGCATTACATCTTTATACCGCCCAGGAGCGCGCACAATCGATTGGCTGAAGTTCAAGCTCCGTAAGACGGCCATTGCCGAAATTTACGGCATCACTCCAGGTCTCGGACATCGTAGTGATACCTTCGGCGCGATGATCATAGGGATTGACGGCATTCATCTTGGAGACGTGGGAACCGGATTTACTGACGCCGAAGCTGAAGAGATGCTCGAGATCTTTCAGGAGGCCAAGGTCAATGTCCCGACAATACCTGACTACAAAGGCCCTGTAGCCATGTGGATGGCTCCAGTACTCGAATGCAAGGTGACCTATATCGAACTTACGAACGACGGCAAACTTCGTCACCCCGCCTTTGAGGGCCTTCTAAATGTCTGACGTGCTCATACCACGCCCGTATCAGGTAGAGGGCATCGCTTTTCTTGCAGGTAAAAAGAGGGCGATGCTTCGGGATGCTCCAGGTCTCGGAAAGACCCTCCAAGCATCTGAGGCGGCTACAAAGCCAGTATTGGTCTGCTCTCCCAGCTATTTGACCGATCAGTGGGCAGAATTTATTCGAAATCAGTTTCCAGACGATAGAATTGCATTCGCACAGGGGTCTCGCGTTCAGCGAACAGAGGCTCTAAACACGCCTGCAGACTGGTACATCATCAATCATCAAATGCTTCGAACCTACGATGTTCCGGTTGTAAATACGTTCATCGTTGACGAGTCTCATCACATGAAGTCGCATAAGGCAGAACAATCGCAGGACGCACTGGTGGTCGCGTTGCAGGTACCAAACGTCTTCTTGTTAACGGCCACTCCGATCATTAGAGAGCCCGACGATCTCTACATGCAGCTAAGACTGATTGCTCCAAATGTATTTCGGTCCTATGAGAAGTTTGTCAGCACTTACTGCAACGTGGTCCAATCGCCTTTTGCTCGCATGGTCGTAGGGTTGCGTAAGGGTACCGATCTCGGAAAGGTCCTTGCAAAGTATTCTCTAGGCAGGACCTACGAAGACGTCAAGCTGCAGCTGCCTGACCTGATTGAGGCCAACATGCTCATTTATCCTGAGCGTCCGTTCGTAACTCGCTACAGAGCGGCGAAGATAGATTATCGCCTAGACGACCGAGTGTTAAACAGCCCTCTAGAGGTGCTGCGGGAGCTACGACGCCTAACGGTATGTGAGCAAAAGGTCTCGGCAATCGCCGATCTTGTAGAGGACTCTCCCGGGTGTGTCGTTGTCTTTTGCTGGTTTCGCGAAACGGCTAGGATACTATCCGAACGTCTTCGAGCACCTCTCATTACTGGCGATGTCAAGCCAAACGATCGGCGTGTAGTAGCGCTTCAACAACACAAGTGCATCGTGGCGACAATCGCGGCTCTTAGTGAAGGAGTTGATCTTAGCTTTGCGAAGACGGTCATATTTGCAGAGCAGGATTATACTCCGGGAAGAATGCAACAAGCCGTCTCAAGAGTGCATCGGTGGACCACTGACCTGGCCCCTGTGCGAGTATTTTATGCGATGATGAAAGGAACTATTGATGAGATTATCCACAGATGCGTCGACAGAAGAATCTCGAGCGCCATGGAAGTTTTAAGGCTCGCACTAGCAAACGACGCTTCTAGCGACTGATAGCAACTTTCATGGTCGTGCAAATGTTTGGTATTTTTTGGGGGCTTGCCTTTTTCCGGTTTTTGGTGTATAATATTAGTACATTTGTGGGCGCAAACACATGTGCCACCCGCAAAGGAGCGCAATGAAATGGTCGGGCGAGTCCAAATTTATTCGAACGCCGATTAATAATCTGGTTGATGTAACCGGATTCATATCGTGCATCGGCGCTCTGGGAGCGATTTACGTCTACTGGTCGACGAAGGCAATAGCACTTTTTTGGAGTGTATAGGACATGGCCAAAGTTCTGATTCCATATGTATGTAGCTTTGCGTGCTTTCTTACCTCATGGATTATTGCCGAAAGGACAAAGTATACGTGGTTCGTTTCCGTCTCAACGCGCGAGGCCGTGATTATTCTTCGCGGGCTTGGTAGTGTCTTTGCGTTTGCAGGTCTCATAGGTTGTATATTGGAGTACATGAAATGAACAAAGGAGGAAAATGCTAAGCGTGGCCTGGGAGCAACGTAAAACTGCAAGGGTCATTTATAATGCTGACGGCCCGATTGCGGTTTTTACTGGAGGCTATGGCAACGAGGCCGTAGCAATGCTAAACGCGTCTGGGTATCTGCAGAAAGTAGTCACAACCAATCAAGGAGTTGAGTACATCTATTTGGGTTGGAAGCCCTATCGCATCAGTACCAAAAACGGACATGTCATAGCGGTTGAAGACTGGTCGGTTTTGCCTCCAGATGAGCCGCACTGGAGCCTACAGTTACATTCGGGGTACATGGCCATTCAGGGGTGTATTTGGAGTCCCTCGGAAGCTGAGGCGATAAGAAAGGTATTGAATTTGTTCTCGGGAAGTTTTGTTCAGGGCAAGGAGTAATATGGAGTACTGCCAGTTAAGCGAAGCATTCGATCTTTACGACGTTAGTCAGGTTGCGATTGGCTTTCCGCAGAATCTTGAGCTGGTTATGACGTTCAAGAAGAACGTGCTCGTTCAAGTCGTACTCAATACTCGCGAAGAGCGCATCGAACTTTCGACGTCGCAGTTGGAGGTTCTCGTAGATGCGTTTCACATGATCTTCGAAAGTCACCTGACTACGTCGGCGAGCCTTCCGGGAGAGCGAGCGTGACCGAGGAATTGCATTACGACCACACGCTGAACGAATACGCAATGTTTCCTGCGGGGGTGGGAAAGGCCTTTTATGTGGGATTAGTTCTTGAGGCCGCGTGCGAAGCCCATCCAAACGTCGCGCTCGTTCAGTGCTTAGAGCCGATTATGTTTCAATCGAAGATCGAATCGGTGCGCTTTTGGGTAGCTCGAGGCAAGCTGCACAACTACAGAGCATCTGCCCTCGAGACCGAGCTAGCGATCACCAGCATTTGTGCAATGCACCACATCTCATACGATGATTGGGAGGCCTTTAGAGTCGTATGCGCCGAGGGGGATGTTCAAAACAAGAGTGATTGGCTTCCGTGGTTCGAAGCGTATTTTTGGGCCCGACGCCTCCAGAAAGAGGTTGCGCGCCCAAAAAGGGTGGTCCGAATTTTTGGCTGTCTAGCAAATGATTTCGTTGACGACCTTCGATGGACGCGCCCGTAAAGGAGTATGATGCACTATAAGGTGTCGCGTTATATAATTCAGATCTCGCGTTTCGAGCTTGTCTTCAATGCTACCTCTGCGGAGGATGCTCGACGGCAGGCAAGAGCTGCGGACACTTCGACGCTTCAAATTTCGAGTATTACGATGGCCGACCGTGTCGGGCAAGCGATTTTAACGCTTACCCCCGGTTTTGAGATCCTTGAGACGGCGTGCGATGCGATCGAGGATTTTTTGAACGACCTGTTCGGCACGCACCCAAAGGATTCCGACTCGTTATAGGGAGGCTCCATGCACATTACGGTTACTGAGCGGGGCACGTTTCGACGCTGTCGGCGGATGTGGGACTATAACTCCTTCAATCGCCAAAGCTTAGCCCGAGTGGTTTCAAAGGGGGCATTGGCGACTGGGCGCCTAGTTCACCTCGCACTGTCTGAATGGCTTCAACACCCTGAGGAGTCACTGGTCGAACTGTACATGCACTTTGCAGCTATGGAGCTCGAGGAGGTAAAGCGAAACTACCAAGCCACGATCGGCGTTCCGATAAGCGACTCGGAGCTCGGCGGCGTCTACGACGCTATCTCGACGGGCCATACTGTTGTTACTCATTACGAGGAGTATTACAAAAAGCCCTTGCCCGAAGGCTTCTCTCTCGTTGCGGCTGAGGTTCAACTAAGCGAACCAATTCCAGGGACAGAACACTTTCTCGAAGGCAAGCTCGACGCAATCGTACAGCATGCAAATGGATTGCAGTACGTGCTAGAGCACAAGACCTTTAGCGTCCCCCCAAGAGAAACCGATTTGCAAATGAATGACCAGTTCTTGGCATACGCCTGGATGCTTATGCGCCGCAATGGCGGGGGGCGCATTGGCGGAGTAATGTACGACGGCGTATCCAAAAAAGCGTCTTCCAAGCAGGGCCTCGAGGGATTGTTCCACCGCACGGTAATTATTCGGCCTCCAGAGGAGCTTGCGGAGTTTGAACGCAACTTGCAATGCGAGGCCGACGACATGGCCGAGGCGCGAATCTATCCGAATCGTCAGTGGAACGGCTGTTGGGATTGTGACTACGCAGATCTGTGTGCCGTACAATCTCGCGGCGAAGACCTCGAATACTTCAAGGGGCAGTTCTTCGTTCAACGTCAACGCACAGGAGCAATCACAAATGACAATGAGTAATCGCTTCGCGGGCCTGACCATTTTGAAGGCCAATGAAACAACCGACTGGGGGCTGTGTATGGCTATATACGGCGCTCCTGGAGTCGGCAAGACGACCTTTGCAGCAGGTGCTGCCGATTCCAAGTACGGTTCTCCGGTACTATATCTGGATATCGAATCGGGAATACGTTCCATCTCACATCGATCTGATATCGATACCATCCAGATCACGGCTTGGGCTCAAGTGAGCGCTTTCATCAACAGCCTTAAAAGTCAGGCCGAACTAAGGTGGCGGACTATCGTCATCGACAACATGAGCGAACTTCAAACGCTGACTCTCAAGGCGGCCATGGGCGACTCGGAGATGCCGCAAATTCAGCACTACGGTAAGTCGACGGCAGATGTTCTTTCCTTCGTTCGCACCTGTCGAGACATGGCGCGCAGTCGTGCGATCAACTTTCTCATGATCGCTTGGGAGTCTCCCGAGAAAGACGAGTCGACGGGTCTAATTAAGCGGGATATCGGGTTCACGCCTTCTTTGGCAAAGACCTTTCCCGGACTCGTCGATCAGGTTGGGTACCTCGTCGCAGACGACCGGGCGCCTTATCGACGCACTTTGCACTTCGAGCCATCTATTCGTACTGCGGCAAAGTTTCGCCGCAATCTGAGCGAGATCGCGGCCGAGATTCCTCTGACGTTCTCGTATGCCCTGCAGGACAATCCTCTTGCGGACCTCTTGGCCACCCTCGTAGGTGGGGAGTCATGGCCAAAGGATCGATATAAGGAAGCGGGTCGAAAGTAGGAGGCGCCTATCGAACACTCGTAGTCGTGTCGTTAGTCAACAACATGCATTTGAAAGGAACCTAGAATGCCGCAAGTAGATTTTTCTGGCGTCGTCGAATTCACCCCCATCCCGGAAGGAACATACGATGCGACTCTGACCTCCGGAGAGGTTGTCGCAGAGGCAAAGACGTCCAAAAAGCCTTACGTCTCGTTGACCTTCACGGTTCTGAACGGTGAATACGCCGGGCGAAAGCTCTTCCGCAACTTCAGCCTTCAGCCACAAGCGTTGTGGGCCTTCAAGCAGGCCATGGTACGTCTCGGTGTAGACGGAGATATTCTGAGTAGACCGATGGAGTTCGACGAGCTGACCGCTCTTATTGCCGAGAATACGGGCGCGCAGTGTCAAGTCGACGTCGGGCTCCGAGAGTATCAAGGCGAGCTTCGCAATGAGCTCCGCAAGATCCTCGAACCTGTCTACTGATTCACCTCTTCGTGAGGGCCTTGAGATGCAGCTCCGCGTTCTATCGGAGCTGCATCTCGAAGTACTCGGCGACGACCCTCTACCGATGGTGTGCATCGTATGCTTTAGCGTCGAAGGCGAATGCTCCTGTCGAGGACCAATACTGTGGCCCCTAGACCACGCGATAGCATATCTATCCTCAAAACTGGAAAGATAGCGCATGGACACAAAGACGTTTCTGAGGACGGTTATTACCACTCCAGAAGGTTGGTTTTGTCTAGCCCATAGTAATGGTTCTCATTGGAAGGAAGAATGGTTTGAATGGCCGCGCCAGATCGATGAGATTATTGCAGAGGTCGAAGCGCGGCCAGAGGAGAACGTGTTCTTCTCGGCGCACCTATTCTCGCAGGCTAGCAGCCAAAAGAAGTTTGCACTTCCTTCAAAAACAATCCAGGCGGATCTCGATAACGCAGATGTCTTAACACTGCCAATCGTTCCAACGATTCTAATAGAGTCGAGCCCAAATAGATATCAAGGCTTTTGGGTACTTCAAACCGTTCCGGATCTAGACGTATTAGAAATTCTAAGTCGCAAGCTTACATACGCGATTCCAAAGTGTGATCGTAGTGGCTGGTCGATCGGACACCGCCTTCGTGTTCCTGAGAGTTTCAATCACAAGTACCTTGAAGGCCCGCAGTTAGTTCAGATCGTCGGCGCCAGTTTACAAACTTATGCAGTTGAAGAGCTCGAGCTTCTACCCGAAGCGCCGAAGCAAGCAGTTGCAGAATTTGACGATGAGTGGGTCGAAGGAGCGCATACATATACCTCCGGCCCTCTAGAACTATTAGAAAGTATTCGCTCTACGATTCCGCTACGAGTATACGTCCAATACAGTACCCTAGCGAAGGATCGCTCGGCTACTTTGTGGGCACTAATGTGTGCAGCCTTTCGAGCAAATCTTGATCGCGATGCAGTATTCTGGTTGGCGAAGAATTCAGCGAACAACAAATTTGAAAGTCTTGCATATCACGGAGATCGAGAACTTGCAAAGGACGTTCTCCGTGCAGAGCAAGTTGTAAAGAATCGAGTCACTGACCTTCGCACGGCGGTCCTCGAAGCGCGAAGGTTGTCGGGAATCAATGCTGAAAAAAGGCAGTACATTCAACAAATTGTTCTAGAGGCGATGCGCAAGGCCGGTGAATTCGTTAAGACGTCCGAAGACACTATCTGGTATATCAACCGCGAACAAGGCAGGCCGATGACCTTGTCGCAAAATAGTGAATACCTTCAAACCTATTTGGATTTGCAGTTTGGACTAAATGCAACTGAAGTCGAACAGTCGTTCGTAATCGCAGGAATAATAGCATACGCGCACTCACTGCCTCCTACAGCAACGGTTGCATCGTTGTGCTATTACGACTCTATTGCGAATATGATCTTGTTGCACACCGGTCGAAAGGATGTTATACGTATTACTATCGAAGGGGTATCGACGGTTACCAATGGCGCTTATGGAGTAATCTTTCCTTGGAACCCCGTAGTCGAAGCCTTCAAGCCTCGAGAGAGCGGCGTCGATTGGGCTCAAGAGCTTTTTACAGACTGTTTGACAAATGTTATTAGCTGCTCGAAAGAGGAGGCGTTTGCACTATTAAAGGTATGGGTGTTATTTCTCCTATTTCGAAATGCTGCAGTTTCAAAACCTATCCTGGCCCTATTTGGGCAGCCTGGAGCCGGAAAGTCAACGCTTTTTCGAAGAGTGTATGCCTTTCTATACGGTCCGCGAAAGTCGTTGGGCGCGGTAACAATTGCAGAGGATTTCGACCATTCTGTGGCAAACGACCCTCTACTCGTTTTGGACAACGTTGATAGTTGGGAGAGGTGGTTGCCCGATCGCTTGGCGCTAGCGGCTTCTAGCAGTGATATTACAAAGCGTAAACTTTATACCGATCAGGATACAATAGTTCTAAAGCGGCAGGCCCTAATTGGCCTCACAGCGCATAATCCTCGATTCGGCCGAGAGGATGTCGCCGATCGAATGTTGATTCTCATATTCGAAAGGCTGTCACATTTTCTACCTGAGGAAGACATCATAAGGCATCTTGTCGATGCTAGAGACTTCCTGTGGAGTTCGCTGATAGAGGACATAGAAAAAGTTCTGCGCGAGCCAATGCCTATGGCGATTGAGGTTCCTCAGTTTCGTGTCGCCGACTTTGCGCGAATTGGGCTTAGAATCGCACGAGCGTTAGGAATTGAAATCGATTTCGTCGCAGCGATCACAAGCGTCACAAAAAGTCAAAAGTCCTTTAGCCTTGGCGAAGAGCAGCTACTTGTGACGGCTATTCAAAACTATGTCCTTCATAGAAAGGGAGATGCTGAGTTTACAACGACGAGTGCTCTATGGACCCAACTCGAACTGTATGCGCCGGATCCTTTGTCCTTTACTAAACTATATCACAATGCGGTCTTGTTGGGAAAGAAACTATGGGCATTAAACTCAAGCCTACGAGAAGTTTTGGATGTTGAGTGGCGCCTCGGACCTGAAGGAACACGTCTCTGGAGGTTCGCGAAAAAGGAGCAGATCGATGGGTGAAGGAAAGTCCCGGCAGTTCATGATTAATATCGAGCCCACCCTGTACGAACTTTTGCAGGGCGTTCTCAATGCCGAGAATGTTTCAGCAAGCAGCTTCATGCGATCGTTGTTGGTTGCGGAGCTTAATAGGCGAGGCCTCTTGACGGAAGAGGTTATGCTAACTATTCTAGGAGTTCAAAAATGAAGATGTCAGTGACAAAGCGCTTCACCTTCGAAGCGGCCCATCTGCTGCCTATGTACGAAGGCCCCTGTGCGAATCTCCATGGGCACTCGTATGTCCTCGAGGTCACGGTTGCGGGTATTATCGACCGTGACGGAATGGTTATGGACTTTTCAACTCTGAATCAGATCGTCAAACCCATCATCGGAGCCCTCGATCATTCGTTTCTCAACAACGTCGTAGAAACTCCGACGGCAGAAAATATTCTGCTGTGGATCGACGGAAAGCTCAAAGATGCGGATCTTTGGGCAGAAATGTTGACCTTGTGGGAGACCGAGAACAGCTACGCAACTCTATTATGCGAGGACTCTGCGACATGACGCTCCAAGACGATCGAACTCTTGAGCTGAACGTGTCAGAGATTTTTGGCCCGACTTGGCAGGGAGAGGGCCCCAGTACGGGCCGCTTTTGCGCGTTCCTGCGATTGGCCGGGTGCAATCTTGCATGTCCGTGGTGTGATAGTAAGTACGCCAGAGTCGGACAGGTAATGACTGTTACTTCAATCGTGTCCAAGATTCTTGAAATTCCGACGCGTCGTCTAATTATTACTGGCGGAGAGCCGCTGCTTCAGCAGGCGGGTGTTCAAGCCGTAATCAATGCCGTGCAAAAGGTTCAGTTTGTCGTTGAGATCGAAACGAACGGAACGATTGTTCCGCAGCTTACGGGGGTACATCAGTACAACGTATCTCCGAAGCTCCTCAACGGCGCCAAGGATGTCGATGCTCAAGTCATTCAAGCTTTTCGACGTGCCGGCTGCGAGGTGTTTAAGTTCGTGTGCGGCACTGTACAAGATGTAGAGGAGGTTCGAAACCTAAACATTCGGCCCGAGTTTGTGTGGATCATGCCGAAGGGCGTATCGGTTGCGGAATTAGATGCTTCGTTGGCTGCAATTGTTCCAAGGGCCATGAAGTACGGCTACAATCTCACTGATCGGCTGCATATTCGCATCTGGGGAAATAGGAGAGGTCACTAATGGAGTGCAACAAAGAGCAAGTTCAGCTCGAGGCCCTATTAAAGGGCTCCTTCGGAACAGAATGCTGGGACGATTCGGCTCTTGACACCGCTCGAAGAGTTCTTGCATACTGGAGTGAGTTTCATCGTACGGATGAGAGATTCGTCTTTACGACCTTTGACGCCGTTTCTAATCAAATGATCGTCGTTAAAGGCATCGAGTTCGCGAGCATGTGCAGCCATCATCTACTTCCCTTCTACGGCGTTGCGAACATTGCCTACATCCCCCACAAGCGCATGGTCGGCCTGAGCAAGATTCCGCGCCTTGTAGATTACTGGGCGCATCGACCTTGCACGCAGGAGGCGCTGACGGCGCGCATCTCTCATGACTTAAAAACACGTCTAGATGCGATGGGAGTTGCAGTAGTTATTGAAAGCACTCATACATGCATGGCGTGTCGAGGCATTCGTGCGACGCATGCATCGATGGTGACCTCGGAGATGTTGGGAGTGTTCTTAACCTCAGGAGAGGCCCGCGCAGAGTTTCTGGCCCTTACGAAGTAGGCGCCGTCAATGCCCGGCTTACTAGGAGTAATATGAAACTTGCAGCGATAATGCCTGAAGAGGCCTTCGATTTGGATGAAAGCGATTACAACTTTTGCTTCGCCGAGATCGCACTGCGCAATCCAAGATACGCGGCGTACTATCGCAACGCCGCAAAGCGTGGAATTGTAATAATGGACACCATGGTATTCGAACATCAACGTCCATTATCGACGCCAGACTGGCTCGACGCCATCGACATTGTTCGTCCGACTGTCACGATCGCAATGGACGTCATGCAAAACGCCGAAGAGACAAAACAGCGTTATCGACTACTGCGCCAGCTGACTTCGACTCCTTTAATGGCCGTCGCACAGGGCGCGACCTTCGAAGCCCTGGCGGATTGCTTCGAGTACTTTCTAGAGCGAACATTTTGGATCGCATTACCCGTTCAGGTTGTAGAGAGGCGCCAGGAGCGCTTTAAGTATCTCGACTTTCTACGGGCCGTCGGCGTCCCGAGTACGACGAATATCCATCTTCTCGGCGCTTCTAGAGATGACCTTCTTTGGGAGCGTAGCTATAGCGATCTTCGCTTTGTTCGCGGCGTCGACACGACGAAGCCTGTCGCTGCAGCCTTAAACGGTATTCGGCTACCTTCAGACATCGATGAGGCTACGACACGACCACAAGCGTACTTTACAACCCCGCGACAGCGTTGCATTGACGCTCAAGAAAAAATCACCTCGAATATTTCTTACTTGCGCTGGATACTTTAATAGGAGACGGTATGTCACACGTACACGGTCCACTTTGTCACCAGCAAGGTATTACCGGCTTTGGCGATCCCCAAAGCGAGGTGATGCTTATCGGAATCGCGCCCGGACGGGACGAGGTTGCTCAAGGAAAGCCATTCGTCGGACCTTCAGGACAGCTCCTGAATGCTATTTTGAGCGGTGTGGGGTGGAGTAGAGATAGGGTCTACTGTACCAATCTAATCTGCTGGCACAAGGACTCTCCTACGCCCGAAGAGATCCGTGCGTGCTTCCCGCGTCTGCTTGCGGAGATTGAACAAATTCATCCGAAGTTGATCGTTCTTTTCGGAAGCATCGTAACCGCCGCTGTGCGAGGATCTGAAAAACTCGGGCGCGGAGCGGTGCGCTGGTACCCTGAATATGGCGCCTATGTCATGTCCACGTTTCATCCGGCGGCGGTACTTCGAGGAGAGTCGGTTCTATTCAATGATATCGTTCGAGATCTTGCAAAGATACCGGAGGTTCTAACGTGGCCCGACGACGGATCTCGAAGCGCGGTCGCCTACGAGATAATCGAAACTCATGAGGAGGCTCAAACAGTCCTCGACTTCTGCGAAGGCAAAGAAGTAAGCATTGATGTCGAGACGGATAGTGCGCGAGACGAGAAGCTCGACGTCCTTGCCGATCGAATTCTTTGCTTCAGCATTAGTGATGGTGAGCATACGTGGGTTATTCCGGATCGCGCCGCGCAAGGGCTGCGGTGGCCTGATGCGCACTGGATATTTCATAACGGGTTGTTCGATACTCAAAGCATTCGGCAGAACTACGGAATTCAGCTTCCGATTTACGAAGACACTATGCTCATGTCGTATTCGCTTGACGAGCGTTCTGGCTATCACGGCCTGAAGGCCCTTAGTGCGGAGTACTGCGGGGCTGAAGACTATGCTGATGATATCAAGGGGTATCGAAAGGCGCATGCGTCTCCACCGGAGGCTCTTCTATACGAGTATAACGCTAAGGACGCTGCGTATACCTATCGCCTGTACAAGACTCTTCTCGAACTTCAGCACTGTGATAATGTGCGCGGCTTCTATAGAGACATTCTGATTCCTGCGGCTAATGCCTTCAGCGAGATTCAACGCCGAGGAGTTTTCATCGATCAGGAGAAGATGCGCGAGCTTGCCCTTGACTGGCTGCCGCGGCATTTAGAGATGGACGACGAGATCACGGCGCTGGCAAAGCTATATGGCTTTCCGGGCGAAATCAATTTGAACAGCCCCAAGCAGCTTTCGCATTTGCTTTACGACATCTTAAGGCTTCGAGGCGGCCCAAGCACTGCGAAGGCTATTCTCGAGACACTCGACCACCCGTTCGTGACGAAGCTATTGGAGTTTCGGCACCTCGATCACATGGTCGGCACTTACATCCTGGGCATCAAGGACGACATCAAACGAGATGGGCGAGTTCACGCGGATGTAATGTTGCATTCGACGGTCACTGGAAGGCTGTCATACCACGAGCCGCCATTGCAAACGATTCCTAAGCAGTACACTCTCGGCGATGACTATGGACGCCTCCGAAGCATCTTTGCAGCATCCGACAAAGACCACGTCATCGTTGAGGCGGACTACGGCCGTATCGAGATTTGGTGCGCCTACTTCGAAAGCGGAGATCCGCAACTATTATCCGACTTACAATCCGGGGACTATCATGCGCGGTCGGCTTCTATCATTCTTCGCAAGCCTCTAAGCGAGGTTACGAAACAGGACCGCTTCACTTCGAAGTTTGTCACCTTCGGGATCATGTACGGACGTGGCGCCGCAAGTCTGGCCGCCGGAGAGCTTAAGTGCACTATGGCCGAAGCTGAGGGCTACCTTGCAAACTGGCTCGAGAGGTATCCGATCTATCGGGAGTGGCGTGAGAACACGCGACGGCGGGCGGTTTCAGTGGGTGAACTAGTTGCTCGCACAGGGCGCAAGCGGCGCTTCGGAATGATTCGAGGTCAAGAAGCTCACAAGGCTTTGAACCAGGCGTTGAACTTTCCGCTGCAGTCACTGGCTAGTGATATTACTCTCACGAGTCTAACCGAGCTCCATTATCTGTTGAAGCCATACGACTCGCATATCTGTTTTACGGTTCACGACTCAATCATTTTTGAGGTCAGCAAACAGCACTACGATAAGGTACTCCAAATGATTCGAGATGTAATGACTCGGCCACGGTTCCCCGATATTATGGGTGTCGACATCGATATTGCTGTCGGCCCGAATTGGGGAGAGGTCGTGGAGATTGAATGATTCTCACAATCGATCCTGGAGTATCGATCGGCATAGCGATTCATATGCCCGCGGGCTATAGCACCTACGTCGCTCAAGGAGAGGAGGCTATTTGGGTCCTACTAGCGGAGTATCCGTGGAAGGTCGTCGTCATCGAGAACTTTCTGACCTCGGGACGAATTAGCAAGTATGGGCTTTATACGGTTCGCATGGTCGGCGGCGTTCAATCGATGTGCTATCATCTAGGACTGCAGCTGGCCGTACAGATGCCTGCGGCAAGATATCCATATGAATCGGCTGCCAAAGGCATGTTGAAGGCTTATCCTCATGAGGTTCATGAGGTGGCCGCATTAGCGCACCTACTTCGTTGGGAAGGCGATCACAAGGAGGTTTTATGGCTAGAGACACTATCGAACCGCGTTATTCATTGATTCCATTAGATGTGCTTCGACGAATTGCCCTGACCTTCGCCGAAGGGGCCCCCAAATACGGCGATCGTACCTGGGAGTCGGGACTAGCATACTCAGAGGTCATGGATCATGTCATGGAGCATCTTGCCAAATATTGGGAGCATGATGTCTCCGAGGATCATCTGGCAAAGGCCGCTTGGGGTCTAATCGCCCTGATGTACTACGACGCCCACGATCTCGCCGGCGCCAACAACGACTGGAGCGGCCAGTACATAATGTCGGGCCCCGAAGGGGTTGAGACTTTCGATGCGAAAGTCGCGCAGGCGCGATCAGAGCGTGATTTACGCATCATGCCTGGCGATCCGTACTAAGCCGTCAGAGGCAATTGTCTGAATGTGCAAGAAACGCTTTCTTTGCCCTCCGCAACGTCTACGGTCACGCCAGTAATCTTCATTACGCGAATTACTGTCTCAAACGTCGCAGTAACGATATCGCCGAGGAAGTAGTCGCGGCCGTAGACCTTTGCGGAGGGAATTATATTAAACGTGAACGTCTCCTGTGCACGAGAGTCCTCAAGTTTCGTATTTGCAGCTGCTAGCAGTGCATTGTACGTATCCTCTGAAACGGCTGATTCAATTGCCTCGACATGATTCCACAAGCTATCAGACTCGGCAGTTGCCGCAGCTCCAACAACGTGTCTTGTAAGACCAGAACCGCTACCAAGGGCTGCTGCATATGTGATCTCATCAGTACGAGACATCGAGTATACCGGATCAATCATGTTGCCCAAGTTGGGCCCAAAGATGACGCTAGCTCGACGATCAGTTCCGCGCTGCGGATAGTAGCATCTAAATTCGAAGTCTAGTGCCCCGACACGAATTACGTCGAAGTCTACATTTGTTACCGAGGCGATCTCCTTAATAACATCCAACAGATTGATATATGATTGATCCCCGAACCAATCCAGGCCCTGAGCAGCATCTGCCTCCAGTGCGAGACCGTATGTGACTCCCGAAACTAGTCTCGAGACAGCGTTTGCACCTGGTCCCGCATTTTCATCTACATAGGACTTTATGACCGTTTCGCCCGGCCCGCTCTTCAATGAATATGCAGTTGTTTTAGGATATAAAATAGCGCGCCGGGCGATTAGGTCAGTAAGGCTACGAGTCGTCGATGAGAATACTTTCTTGTTGCTCTGAATGGCCATCTGCGGTGAGCGGTGAAAGCCCGTAAAATCATTGTAGGGCGCGCTACCAAAAGGCGTGCGCCAAACTTCAACGATTGCATCTAAGTTAAATAGCGCGACACGAGGATCGTCTAATGGGATGCTCAGCGAGAGGGTACTTACAGCATTAACTTCTTTCTCGTAGTGCAAAGATATCCACGAGTCGAATATCGCTGAAAGGCCTCCCGTCGTCGGGTCGTACAGTCGAATCTCGTATCGCGCTTGTTCCATTAGTTTGGCAACCTCGCCGGCTGTCCCTTATCGATGATGTTATAAATGGTTGAAGGCCCCGCGCCACATGCAAGTGCGGTCAGTAGCTGGCCAACCCACGCGTATGGCGAAACGAACCATGTGAAGGCGTTGAGGCCAGACGCCCATCCGACAAGAGTGCCGAAGACGAAGGCGACGTAGAACAACCACCAAACGTCGATGCCCAACTTTAGAAAGAGGGGCTTTACGATCGCTTCCACCAGCTGCATCATAACGATTGAGATGACGAGAACGGTTAGCAATACCTCGACGATCATAGTGCCTCCGATTTCTGACATGTCTCGAGCTCGTAAATTCTCTTCTCCATCTTCGCCGTTTGTGCCTTTAGTGCAATTCTCTCAATACTCCAGGCCGCATGTTCAGTTGCATATCGCTCGGTCGTTTCGACCAGCTGCTTCTTAAGGGTCGCGATCTCTGCCTGGCTGGCGGCAAAGTCTTCACGAAGCACGTGAATTTCGTCCTGCAGATTTTGATGTTGTGTTTGTAGATCCTTGCATAGTGCACTGTAGCCGCTAATAGTCGTTGCAGCGATTTGAATACTCGCCTCGGCCTTGGCCTTACGGTGCTGTTGCGCTACTTGAAACAAGATCCCGACTAAAACGATAACCGCAGAGATGAGACTAACAAAACCCGGCCATTCCATTCGCTCTCCTTTTGTCGAGCGCAGTCTAGTTTGTCATATCGAACCAATGAATCTCGTCGTAGTATCCGACGTAGCACCACGCAATGTGTTGCGTTGTAAATTCATCGTCAGTGGCACTAAACGCCTGAGCTACAATTCCAGGAACCTCGAAGCACTCGTCACTCGCGCGATTGTACCCTCTCTTTTTCGCTGCCTGCATCAGCGCCGCCTTCGGGTTGCAAGGCGTGATGATTTTTTGGATAGCTGCCCCGATCTGTTGCTGAAGGTCCATTGGCAAATACCCTTCTATAATCTTTGCGGCCGGCTGATCGATATCAAAGCCACTCCAAGGCGGCTTAAATCCCATAACGAATAGATATGCCCGCGAGATCCATGGCAGCTTACGCATTTCAATTTCGCACTGCCCTATTTGTACGGCATAGTCGTGAATGTTTGATAGATTGCGCCAGCCGCGTTGAGGCAATGAAGGCATCGTAGAAGTTGAAACGCCGCCATCGATACCGAGCTCTGTGATGATTACCTTGAGCTTCGACAGGTCGGCGCCGTTCGCCTCCCATATCGATGCGTCCCATTTCAAGCGCCCCAAACTATGGTATCGATCTAACGGCCCAACTTCCGGAGGCCGCCAATAAATATTGCGCCCCACAAAGTGGCCGTGCTCCTGAGCATATAGAATTGCGGGCATGAGCTGCTGCCATTTCCAAATGACAACAGCATCATCATGCATCGCATTATCGTGCGGGCTTCCTTCAGGGCAATTCAATATGACACCCTTCGGGAGCCCCTGTGCGTCGAGCTCCTTCATAGCACCGATACTAAACGCACAGAGATTTGCAAGGCCTACATTCGTGTTGCAGTCGCGTTCGCAGGTAATTTGTACCGTCGTTGCATATGAGCAGGCACGAATAGTGTTTGCTAGGCGTCTAACATACTCTCGGCCACCTTCCTCGCCCTTTGCAACCAGTTCGGCATCCCAAGAGTCAGTCCACGGACGAATGTCTTTATACTTAAGTTTCGGGAATGGATCCTCGCCTGAAGGGGCGTCGATCAACTTTACTCCGGAAGCTCCCCAGCCAAGAAGGACGTCCTGCATCCACTTCTCGATGCGCTGTGCCTGTATCGATATCTTTTGAACCATTGGCACCTCAATCTCGTCGACTAGGAGATCAATTGGATTGACGGGCACTTTATTTATTCGCACCTCTAAGTGTAGATGCGGCGCAGTTGAGTTTCCAGAGTTTCCACTCAGTGCAATAATGTCGCCGGCTTTTGCGGTACCAGTCAACATATGCTTTGATAAATGACTATAATACAAACTTGCGCCGGCGATGTCAAGGCGCACATACTTTCCATATCCCGTAGTGCCTTGGTTTCCAAGATGTATTTTGCCATCAGCTCCGGCGCGCACAGGGGTACCGACTACGGCCGAGAAGTCTACTCCCGGATGTCCCTTAGGACCGTAACCATACTTACTCGGCGCCTCAGGAGTACTAGCGTTGTCTCCAAAGTATTGACTTACGCGCGCTTTAGCAATCGGTCGAAGTAGTTTCATTATGCCGCCATCATCTGATAGATTCTATTGCCACTACTTCCACAGGCCCATAGAGAATAGCCATCCCAAACGAGTCCAAATAGATCTGTTTCGGGACCTGTAAAGGTTCGGATCAGCTTTTCTGTTGCTGGATCATATTGATTGACCAAACTATTTCCCGAGCTTCGTTCTTGAACCACCCATAAGGTACTGCCATCCCAAGCAATTCCTCGAGGAGTGCTAGCTACTGTGAACGATCTTATAGTTTCAAACGTTTCAGGATCAAGACAAAAGAGGGTGCCTGCGGCATCTCCGACCCAAAAGTGGGCGCCATCCCAAGCGATTCCGCGTGCTGTTACGGTCCAAGAACGTATGAGTTGTCCAGAGTCAAGAGAGTACTGGCGAATACTATTACCAAAAGTGACGAATAGCGACGTTCCAACGACGCAGCAGCCCTGCCCATCAGTTCCCAAAGCAATGTTCGGTAGCGCGTATTGCCAAGCCGCTATGTAGTATATATATGTAAACGAACCATCAATAACGACAAGATTTCGGCCATCCCAACCCACGGCGCGAGGGTTTGCACTAGGAGACGCGAAAGTTCGAATGACAACTCCTAGAGCCATAATTACACCATCTCGCTAACGTCGGCCCAGCCACTGATTGTAAAATAAAGAAGCGCAGTTGTAGCTACACCCGTAAACTTAAGGCGCATTCGCATTCCGGATTGCTCGCTTCGATAAGAGACCAAAAGGCCGCCAGAGGTTGCGACATCTTCAAAAGCTATCGTAGCCCATATATCTTGATTGAAGTTGTACCACGCATCAGAGATTGCATCATAAAATTGCAGGGTAAGAAAGATATAGTGCCCCCCGACTCCCGTTGAGTCAATATTTAAATAAACTACGAAGGGGCAATAATTAGTGTCAACCTCAGCGGAGTAGGCAACTATGGGGGCATCATCAATGACGACGGCATCAAATAGTTGAACTGAGGACCATGATAACACGCCTCCACCTCCGCCGCCGCCCCCGCTTGCGGCTTCGGCCGCCTCAAGCACGCGTAGACGCTTAGTAATATTTTCGAATGCTGCTTGAATAGTTGCGTTGAAGTCCATACTACGCCTTTGACGAAAAGACCATAATTTGCTTATCGAGAAAGTTGACGTCTTGACCGGCGCCGGTACCTGCAAGAAGAGTGACGGGATGGACGCCGGCAGCCAACCCGGACAGGCGATACATAACCATCACACACCCATTAGCGTAGAAGCGACATGTCGGGCCATAGTTGCCCGCGTCGATAAGAAGTCGAAGCGTGCCAAGGTCGGACCAGTCGGTAGAGGTCACGATAGCCCACGCGATTGCTTGCACGATGCCCGTATCAGGCAAAGTGATCGAAGTTACGCATAAGGCTTGTTCGGACGTGCCCCCGACAACTACGTCAGTATCCGAGTCATGCACTGTCGCCGTCGGCCAAGTGCTCCCCATCAGTGCCGGGGTTACAAAGCCGTTGGCGAACTTCGCGCGCCCTGCAGCGTCGGCCGTAAAGAGACCGCCTGGAAGACTGCCTAATACGATTTGCGCTGAATCATCACGTGTTCCCAAGTGCTGATGAGCATAGCGCGGAATGAAATCACGCTCGTCGGTATACGTAATCGCTCCGCCAGTTGTAATGCTAATTTGATAAAGAGGAATCTCCCAAACGGAGCCAGGCGTTTGAGTTAGCGCCGGAGCAGCTCCGCCTGGAACTCCTGTGATGACTGCAAGTCGGGTCGTCTGCGCAGCCCAGTCCTTCCGAACGACTAGGCGATCGATTCGAGTAGAGCCTGCAGGAGTACTAATATTGAGAGGCTCATTGTCATCAGATTCGAATACACTGCCATAGCACAGGGCGCGACCCGCACTGCAGTTGCCGGGACTATTAGCTCCGAAACATATGAACTCGCTCAGCTCGTCACGAAAGACGCCGCCAAGATGCGTTGTAATACACGCTGCGGCGGCGAGAGACATCATGACCTTGGCGAACTCTGTAGCGGCGCTATACGGCGCTAGAGTCGCATCGCCCGTCGCGGTCCCGTCCCAAAAATACGACTTCTGCGTCATATTGCACCTCCCAGGCCAATATAGCGATTGTTCCAGTACATCATAAGGCCAGTAACCTCATCAGAGGCCGTAAAGGTTGCTTGGACCTCGTTGATGCCTGGCTGTAAATGAAACGTTGCTAAGTTACTGTCACTCGTGAGGTGTTCGATAATACTGCCTGCGGTACTAGATACAATTGTCTTACTACCATATTGCAAACTGAACGTGACCACTTCTCCGGAGGCTAGTGTATAATCAAGCTCGAGAAGCTCGTCAGTCGTAACATTTGTAATTGCGGGGGCAATCATTGGCCCCGTCAGAACAATTGTCGGATAGGTTAGCCAAGTTCCATCGTAGTCAATAAACGCCGCAAGACCCGCCAAAGGAAATTCGAGCGGAAACTCTATTGGAAACTCGGCGCCGCCGCTCGCAGCCATATTCAAAGAATAGGTGCGAGGATCATAAAAGACAGGGTCATGCGCTATAAGTCGTAGCGTCGTTGAAAATGACCACTCTTCCCAACCGCGATTAGCAAGTTTTTCAAAGTCTGGCCCCTGTTGGACATATACTTTAATATCACGCCGCACGCCTCCAGGAAGAGTTGCACGCAGTACGCCCTCACCTCGATTAGGCCTTAGCGCATCAAGTATTAGTCCGCGTTCATGCCAGTACTTGTCGTGGCACGATAATACCGATCGGATAACGAACTGAATCGCTCTAGGGCGCAAGAAATAATCGAGAACGGTTTCGCCGTGCTGAAAAGGTCCTCGCTGAGTGATATACTCAAGCTCAGACATACCCGTACCCTCTTCACTTACGATGAATCGGCGCTTAGCGACTTCTAAGGGAAATATCTTCCCGTTAGGCAGGATAAAAATCCACACAGGCTACCTCTTTGTTATCGCTAGAAGAGCGCGTAGATCCATGGCCAATGTTGCGGGATCCTGTTCCCTCTCATATGTCGGATTTATTTCATATGTTGTAGTACTTGAGGACGTCCGCTGATTGTATATGTTGGACGATTCAGCGCCGCGTACTGAAGGAAGACCGCCACCATTGATTCCAAGAAACCTTTCGCCGCCGTGAACAATTGCTAGTTGCGCCTTACCGTAGGGTCCTGGAACGATTCCGCCCTGTGCGTAGCCTTTAGGTAAGTTCATTGCGTGTGCACGATAATAAGCCGCTTGCGCCATTCTATAAGCGGCGTCTGATTGAGGCTTCACCTCGGCCTGACGTTGAGCACCATAGGAATCGTTGTAAATGGTGTTGACCTTAACTTCGACATCGACCTTCTTTGGAAGCTCATCAAGCGCTACTGCAAGTATACCTATTTGTTGCCGCGCGCGAACTATTTGATTTTGAAGATCGACCCATTTGCTCGCTTGCTCGTCCCAAAGATCCATGCGTTTTAAGGTCTCAAGAGCCTCTTCCTGCGTAAAATACCCGGAGGCCACTAACGCGTCTGTATAGCCCATAATTATCTCGGCATTCGCTTTGGCCTGTTGGGCTCTAGTGAGTTCTAGTTGATTCTGATAAATTCCCAATTGCGCGGAGGATAGCTCAAGAGCATCCGCGGTAGATTGGAACGACTGTTTTACAACGTCGATCATATGCTGCTGCTCATCAGCCGCCAGATCGAGAGCGGTTATTTGATTGTCAATAGCTGTCTGCTGCGCTTCGAGGGCCGCGCGTTGTTGCTCAAGCCCCTGGACGATCTGATCGGTTATAGCTGCCTGAGCTTCCTGCTCGAGCTGCAGCATTTCAATCTGCCGCTCGATCGGCTCCATAGCATCCTCTAAAGCATTCTTCTGCTTCTCAAGGCCAATCTCTATAAGACGATCTTTGATTTCTGTCAGGCGCGTCTCATTGCGAAGTTGTTCTACTCGATCGTCGGCGGCAGCCTCTTGCGCGGTCGCTTCTTCCTTCAGACGTTCGAGACGTAAGATATCCGGAACGCTTCTAGCAGCCCAAGCCTCTTCAAGAGTTTTGGAAACCGTTTTAAGGTTTTCAGCTGCAGCGATTTGCGCCTTTTCGGCGTAGAGCTCCTTCTCCTCTCGCTCTAGCTTTATCCTCTCGTCGACAAGATCAGTAATCTCATTTTCAATTATTGCAAGACGCTTCTTATACGGAATTAGAGAAACCGTTAGCGCGGTTATTTGCGCTATATAGCTACGCTGTGTAGACTGCGCAGCTTCAATTTGAACGTCTATATCTGCAATCGCTTTCTTTAGCGGCAATAGACGCTTATTGAGTTCATACTGCTGATTTTCGATTTCTGTAATAGCGCGCTCGTATTGTAAGGTTCGCATCTTAATCAGCAGATTGTTGATCGCCTGCTGATTTTGGACTTGCGCCGTACGCTGTTCAAGATTTAGTAGCTCTAGATCAATTCGAGCCATATCTTTCTTGCTAGCTTCGAGAGCGTCTAGAGCCCCTTGTTGTTCCTTAAATACCGCGGTAACCTCAGCAACCATTCCAGGCCCCATCGAATCGAGGCCGGCAATATATTCCGCTAGCGATTGCGTTGCTTGAGGAATTTGGCTAAGCTGCTGCGCAAATGCTGAGGTCAGCAACTCCGTCGCGTCGATGACGGCATACGTCGCTTCATCTAAATCGCTGAGGGCAGCAGTCTGATCCTCTGTAGTAGCCGTCAGTTCTTTTTGCTGAGCTTCGATCTCCGCCATCATATCGGCATATGCTTGAAGATCAGGAACTAGGCCAAGATCCGTTGCAAACTTCTTAATCTCCTTCCAAGTCGAAGCGACCTTCTCTCGCATACCTCCCCAGTTCTCGTCCCAAGCGCGTTTTAGGAGATATACGGCAGCCGCAACAGTTGCAATGACTACCGCTGCACCGATAAGTACCGGAATAATACCCGTAGCGGCAGCCTTTGCCGCGAGCGTAGCAGTAGCTGCGGAAATAGCTGCTGACGCCTGAGAGTAAAAGGCTCCTGCAAGTGCAATAATACTTGCGATTGCCGTCGGAATGGCCTTAACAAGTGCCGGAATAGATCCGACAGCGTGCGCTATCATTGCAACCGTATTCGCAATAATTTTTGCAGTCAGCTTTACGAATTCTGCTGCGGTCAATGAAAGAGACGTGATGAGTTTCGGAATCTGAGCTAGCCACGCCCCTGCGCCTCGAGCAGCCGAAAGTACGAGTGCAGATGCCGCTCGGACCGCATTGACCGTGAGGGTAAAAAACGCCTTTGAAATAAATGCAATCGTAGTGTATAAAGAGCCCGCGCGCCCAATCCAGCTTACCAACGACGCGCCAGATGCAATAATTGTACCGGTAAACAATACGACTGCAACTGCAGCCTTCGCAACAAGAGCAGCTGCAAACGCCAAAAGATTAAGGGTCGCGACTCCAATAGTCTGCAACCCAAATACGATGCTTGCAGTAGTTGCACTTATTGTCGCAGAGGTAAATAGCCGCATTTGCGCAGCCGCGACGATTGCAGCAGTTCCGACCTCTTCGAGGGCGACGACTGCGCTAGCTGCAGCGGTAAAGACAGTTTGCAGTACGCCATACAGTACTTGAAAGCCTTGAATGGCTGCAAAGCCTATGAACGCTGCGGTTAAAAGCTTGACCGCAGTAGTATTTTGAGTCACGAGAGCCAAAACCGTAGTCAAGAATCCGGCAGCGTATCTAAATACGCCGCTGGCAAGAGAGAGCCCTTTCGCCAATAGCGTCAAGACCGACGCAAATGCTTTCGTAACGACATTGTTAGTAACGATCGAATTTCCAAGCAATACCAGACTTGGAATGAGATCATCCATTACTGCAGAGCGTAGAGTCATTAACGAATCAATCCACGCATTGAAGACTTCTGCACCGCCGGCACCAAAGACCGACGCCGCCTTCTTGCGAAGCTCCTCGAGGCCCTTTCCGGAGAACAGCGTTGCGATTGCAGAGCCGAAGACTTTAATCTTCTCTGTGCTCATGGCCTGTAAGAGACCATTCAGTTTTTGAATAGACCCGCCAACTGCAGGAATAAACTGCATTGAGAATGTTGCAGCCAGCGATTGTAGGTTGCTGATGAATATCTTCGATTGTGCATTAAGGTTATTCTGCAACATCCCTGTAGCGACCTGTTCAGCCGTAAGGGAGTTGATCGATTCTCGCATATCGTCGTATCCCGCCACGCCCGCATTTAGCAAAGCGATAGCGGCACGGACCGAATCAGATCCGAATATTGTTGCGAGGGCAAAATCGCGCTCGGATTGCGTCATGCCGCTAATTGCTCGGGCGCTCGTTCCAAAAACACTCTCAAGACGGATAAGGATATCTCGTAGCGGAAGAACCTCACCGGCTGCATCGTACAAACTAATTCCGTAGAACTTCATCATTGCCGTGGCCTTCGATGAAGGGCCCATCAAGCTAATGAACATTTGCCGAAGCGAAGTACCTGCATCGCTCGATCGCAGCGCAGCACCGCCCAAAACGCCCAAGGCGGTTGCAAGATCTTCGACCTCAAATCCCAGCATGGCAGTAACGGCTACTGCCTGGCGGAAGCTACGATCCAAGTCAGTAAAAGTGATTGCGGAACGAATAGATGCGGCTGTCAACGCATTTACAACGCGAGCAGCTTCGGTACCGTCAAGATTAAACGCATTAATGGCAGCGGCTACCGTTAAGATGCCCTGCTCCATGCGAACTTCGCCACTAGATGCGATATAGAAGTTGTTGACAGCCGCCAAGGCTCCGGACATAATATCTTGAACTTCAATGCCGGCACGGCCTAGCTGGTCGGCCGCGTCAGCAACCTTTTCGACCCCTAAAGGAGACTTTGCACCAATCTGCAAAATGGTTTCTTGCAGCTCTCCTAGCTTCGAGATAGGCGTTTCTGTTGCAGCTGATAGGCTCAACATGCTTGCTTGGACATCGGCACCGACGCCAACTAGCGCCTGTGCAGTAGTATCGATAAGCTGCTGCATAAAGTTAAGTGCAATCTGCGCGGCTGTCGACCCCAAGGCAACTGCAGACGCAATCGAAGACCACGACTTCGCCGTTTTAGTAGCAGTCGTTTCAGTTGCTTGATTTATTTGATCAAGTGCGCCTCGAGTCGTAGCGGCGTCTCTCTTAAACCGATCGACGCCCTCGAGAACGACCTGACCGCCAACTCTTTGCAACTTGTCGGTCATTCTTTGTTCACTAACGATCTGCAGCTTTAGCAGCTGCGGCGTTTACGTGAGCTTCGACTAGAAAATGACACCGATACTGCGCAACTGCTAGGGCCCTCTCTCGCCAATCTAAGTAGGGCCACGCTTCAGGTGTATAATGTGAATATACAGCTGCCTCACGACTCTCAAATTCAGAGACGAGCCCTAGCATTGAATTAATGCGAATACCGGCATCAAACTTTTTGGGGAGATACGCCTCCGCCAAGGGTTTCCCCCTCACTGTCAGGTTGAAACCCGTCCTGCGCAGCTTGCGCATCTGCCTCCAAAGTAGCGCCGCCGAAACGCATCGCTGCGATTGATAGACTTGTCAGGTCTTGATCAGATAGAGCATAGTACTTCAGCCATGCGACATATCTCGCCTTGCCGCCCTTCGGAATCTCGAGCCCGAACTCCTGAAGGTCCGCGATCCAAAGAGGGCTTTCGGGAGGATCAAGATCGTCAGGTATCTCTACGACTTCCGTGCCGAAGGCGAGATAGACGTCGATTGCGAGCATACTTCGACGATAGGTGATATCTTCATACGCACTGCGATAGTCGGGGTCGTTCGGATTTTCCTCCTCGCGACCCTTCTCCTCATCGAATATCTTCGGAACGACAGGCTCCTTAAGCTTGCGGCCTGCATCCGAAAGAATAATGCTCGCAACCTTTCGTAGACGCAGAACGATTCCCTTTTCAGATACCCACTTCGCCGGGTCTTCTTGATGCTCTATCAGATTCAATACGGGTAGATCCATGAAACTCCTTTCCTACGCAGCGGATACAACAATGCCTCCGGCGACAGTCTTACCGCCGCCGTAAATCACGTTCGCGTCCGAGTACCCCGCCAAACTATGGATGGCCAGATTCGTCGGAATGTTGCCCGTTCCTTCAGGCAGAACGTACCAACTGTAGCCCCCGTCGATAGTTCGAAAGACGCGTCCGGCAGGCGCAGCAGTCGTATGGGCCATATAGCCCACGGTAGGCGTTGCGAAGAAGATGCTCTCGACAGAACCCGTGCCGCAACCGGAAAAAAGCTTTTCGGCCCAGGAAGCGCCCCCATTGGACGTATGCCAAAGGCGGCCGGTGGCATCCCCCACAAGCCAAACAAGCTCCGATTTCATCCAGCAGCATGTTAGAGCAACTCCGGGATTGGGGCCGGTCACGGCTGCCCACGTAAGTCCGCCGTCAGTAGTATAGACAACGGCGTTGTTCGCTCCGACGGCCATGACGTTCATTTCGGACTCGCCGTGAACAGCGACAAGGTTTTCAACTGTCGCCGAACCGGCGTCTTGAACGGTGACGCCATCCGCAGGATCTGCGAGCAGATAGATATAGCCCGCATCGCCAACGATCCACGACGATGCCGGACTAGCACTCCAAATTGCTCGGGGCACTCCCGCGCCGACGAAGCCAGTTGTCACCTGGGTCCACGCAGCCGTTCCGGCAATCAGGTCTGCAAGGAGGCAGTATTCGATTCCACCGCCCGTAGCATTGACGACGATAGTATACGAGCCGATGTTTGCGATTGCTTCGAGAAGATCGTCTACTGCGGCAGACGCGACGTTTCCGTCGGTCCACGTCAAGCCTCCGTCTGAAGAGTAGACGTAACGCGCAATGGCATAGGCGACGGGCGCCATCAGGGCAAGAATAATCTTACCTTCTGACTGCCCGCAGACTGCAAGACACTGATCCGCCGAGCCAAAGGCGACGCCCACGACCTCTTCAGTTGTTTCCGCCGCGGCTCTCCGAGCGAACATCAGCCGCCCAATCTCATAGGCGACCTCTCCTCGAAAGGTCGACTCCTCATCGATTTGGGCCTTTTGGCTGGGCTCGAGAGCGCCAAGGTCGCCGGTTCCATAAGAGCCCCCCGTAGCCGCCTCAAGGACCAGGATCTTGTCCCATCCTGCATTGAAGTCGCGCGGATTGCGACAGACTCCAAAGTGCACCTGGAGGTCATGGTCACATCCGTTGCGAAGCAGCTTCAGAAGCTCCGAGAGATCCATGGTATACCGAGCGGCCATGGCAAGTTCTGGATTCGAAGGCTCTCCTGTGATTTTGCCCGCGATCTTGAAGGCCCCATAGCGATCCGGATCCGGAATGTACACGTTTGTGACATCGCCCTGATCCCAAGTAAGCGCGCCGGCGCGCCACAAGCTCATGTACTTCGGAAGGGTCCCAGGAGATGCACGCCCCTCAAGAAGAAACAACCGACTGTACTCAGAATGTGCTAATTCAGGCATTTAAGTCTCCTTCTGCAAGTGCTACCGACGAATCGTACTCCGTTGAACGGCTTGCCAAGCATATTCCGCAGCGCGCGTAGTTCCGAAAGGATTCTCTAGCACCCTCTTCGAAGGCGACCAAGACGATCCGGACGCATCTGCCCACGAATGGAGTGCCTTGTCCTCCTTCCAATACTGAACATATGACTGAATAAAATTGCTTGCGCACAGGGGCCGATCGAGCTGCGCGCACGTTAACGCCATAATGACGTGAGCCCAAGTTGCATCCAGGTCCCTTAAAGGCGCTCCGGCGTAGTATTGAAACACCGCACGATCTGCGCGTCTAGCTCTGAAGTGAGCTGCATGCGTATAAGACACTCCGCCCCAAGTAGCTGGTACAATCTTTACAATGCCTAGGTGCGCATCTTGTACCTCAATGCATATCGTTTCTGTATCGACTACTCCGGGAGTTGCAACATTTTCCCAAATAATCATTCCTTGATCGGATGGGTCGTTCCAGTGGCGATAGACGTCGACCGTCGTTAGAAACTGCGCGTCATCTAGACCGTCGACGGCTCGCGGTGAAAGTGCCTCCAAATTCGATGCGAGTATTAATTGCTCTCGCCGACACTTAATCGTTGCAAGGCCTGCTGCGACAGTTATTTTTGTTGGGCGAATCTCCCATAAGGAGGCGTCCTCGACTCCGGGATAGCATACGGCCAGTTCCTCGACATTTGTTATTGTCGTAGGAACCGTGATTGTGGCCGTCTCAAAGTACGTATCGGAGTCTTCGTCAGTATATACCACCCCCGCATTCTGCACAAATGTCCACGTTTCGACACCGCCGCCAATTATCTTGCCGGTTCTCAAGATTTCTGGCCACCCGCAGGGCGTGTACATTATTGGATGCGTTCGCGGTTGAGTAATCGAGTACGACTCTATAATCCATGCAGGCCCGGGGTTAAATCCAAGCCACATCGAAAGCATTTCTTCGACAGCGCGAATTTCCTGTGCGAGGTTTTCGCGGCTTATATGATCGGTATCCTGCCAATTGTACTGCAACATCGGCTCAGAGGCATCTGTCGCAGGCGCAAGATCGGATACCTCCACCTGATTGAAGTGTAGTGGATGTAATCCGACTAGGCGCGCGAACGTATCAAGAGGCAGTATAGTTCGAGTGCCTGCTCTCGCCATGTTATCTCCTCGGAGGCCCCTCAGCGACTAGTGGCTCGTTGTTTACATTAGAAGCTATTTCGCCGCGTACGAGCTGCGCCTTTCGAAAGCACTTCAGTGCAAGAAGCCCAGGCGCGTCTCGTTCAAAAACGTTCTTGACCTTGTGCCCCGCATCAGACCCGAATCGATAAAGACTACCCGAAGACTTTCCGCGAAAAGTTACCATCGAGCCATCGTTGGGAATGTATTCAATAAGGACCATCCCACCGATTTCAACGACGTCCCCGATCTTTACGGTCGGCGGCACTGGAGTTTTAGGACGACTTGCTCCACACGTGCGGCACGCCATAAGTTCCGCCTCCTGATTAAAGTACTTGCGCCACTTGGCGTAGATATGCTCTTTCATCGTTTCACGCTTTTGGTACATATCCTCGCGGCGAAAACCGCCATGCATTCGATATTGAAATAAGGGCAATGGAACACGTACGCCGAAGTAGCCGGCAGCATTCATAGCGATGATAAAATCCCAATCCTCCCAAGCGTCAAGCTCCTCGTCGAAACCGCCCGCAACCCTCCAGCCCTTTGCCGGATACATTGCCGTCACTGCGTGTGGAAGGTGACGCAAGAGCTCGCGGCAGTCGTATTCTCCGGTACGATGAATCTCTTGCGTCTCTTGGATAAACCAATCGCAATACACGTATGCACCTTCGACGCGCGCCTTGTACATCTCCTCAAGAGCAGTCGGTTGCAAATAATCGTCTGCGTCGAGAAGAACTATTTCGGAACCCCGCGCTGCAAAGAATCCCAGATTGCGCGCGGCTGCAGGCCCCTTGCCGCCTCCGGTCTCAAGAACGGTTACAAACGAAGGGGTCCATAGAAGACCGTCCTCGTTATCATTAACGACTATAACCTCCCAATTTGTAAATGTCTGTGCAAATACACTATCGATTGCGTCCAGGACGACGCAACTTCGACAGCCGTGCCCAGGCCCTACTGGGATTATTACACTTATGTCGGGATGTGAATACGTAGGAACAGCCGACGCGAGCCCGGCACCGTACGGCATATTCTGAATGTTTTTGGCCCAAGGATACCACGCCTCCCATGGCCAGTCTTTCTGCACGTGACTCATACTATCTGCGCGGTCGCGATATATAAGTGTTGGGCGCTGCGTAACCTTTTTCGCGCGAAATCCGAGCATCGCAGCGCGACACCAGAAGTCGGCATCCTCCGCAGTGCGACATCTTTTTCGATAGCCGCCGATCGTCTCCCACACCTTACGTCGATACATCGAAGTGCTGGGGCATTGATTTCGATGGCTAAGTTGTTGTACAACGTCCAACGCGGCGGGCGGCCATCCGCTAACCTCTCCGCCCAAAACTTGCATTGCGCCATAAGCAATGTCAATATCTCGACTATTCTCAAGTGCTTCGACTAAGGGCGATATTGCATCAACGCCGAGCAAGTTATCCGCATCGAGCGGAACAATGTACTTGCCGTTTGAATACTCGATTCCGTGATTTAAAGTAGTTGAAAGATATTCATTCTGCTTATTTCGAACGTAGCGAATGCGCCGATCCTTCGCTTTGTAAGTCTTAACAACTTCTGCAGTATTGTCCGAAGAGGCATCGTCAACGACAACGACCTCAAGATCGGCATAGGGTTGCGACAGAACGCTATCAATAGCCTCCGGCAAAAATTGTGCAAGATTGTAGCAAGGGATAACGACGGAAACCATAACCTTGGGAGGCTCTAGAACCGCTTGATACAGCTCAGCGTACCTACCGATGATCGTCGGCCAAGTATAATATGCCGAGACCAGGTCCTGTGCGGCCTTCCCAAGGCGCTCTCGGTTGTCAAGACAATAGTGTAAACCCTCTAGTAAAGAGTCGTAGTCGCCTACCGGAGCAAGCCAGCCAGTTTCCTTGTGGGCAACGATCTCGTTCTGCCCACCAAAAGCCCAGCCAAGTATAGGCACGCCGCAGGCCATTGCTTCGAGAGTTCCGATTCCGCACGTCTCTTGAGACGTCACCAAATAAACGCCCGCAGCACTTACATAGTGCTTCTGAGCTTCGAAAGTTGTACGCCCAATAAGACGGACGTTTTGAGTCGCGCGTCCGAAAGTAGAAACGAATTGAATATCCGGCGCGTGCTGCGCCAGCACGTTCATGGGGCTTGGATCACAGACAGCGTCCACGCGCGTCTTATTCCATAAAACGTACCCTTGTGTAGGCGCCTCAGCCCAGTCTTCAAGATTTACGCCGTGAGGAATAATTATCGGATCTAGCCACATTCCGCGGCGCAGTGAGTCGGCAACCCAATTTGAGGGCGCAGTTACATAGTCTGCGTTGCGCATACTACGAATAATGCGCTTATTTACTGCAGACATACCAGCACCCCATGAATAGTCACTCCAGTATAGTCCGTGGCAGTGAAGAATCATGGGTTTCGAAGTTTCAACGTACTCAGACGCATGAAGCGCGACAACGTCGGCTTCTTCTACTGTTTTAACTATTTCAATATCGAACTCTGGCAGATAGCGCCTCTGGGCGTCGACGACGCGTCGAATTCCGCCATCTCCTTTTTCAGCCTCGGCGAACTCGGGTAGAATGAAGAGTTTCATAGCTCAAACACCTGCACATTTTGAGGAAGCCAAAACATTGCCCCGGTGCAGACCACCCAAATATCATGAATGGCTTTGGTCTTATCCTCTCGATAATTAAATCCGGCAGCCTGAAAAAGGTCGCGCCAGTAGCTCAAAGGCTGACAGTTGATGTGCCCGTCGCCGCCCTGATTCTCGATTGCAGCAGTCCATACCAGCCAATGCGCGGAATGGATGCGTATCGACTCTACAAGTTGGCTCGCCGCCTCTGCCGAAAGATGTTCTGCAACTTCAATACAGGTCACTAGCTCAAAGGTGCGCCCAAGATTAAATGGCTGTGCGAGGTCTTGCAGGCGGACGTCGGCATATTGACTTCCAATCTCGACACACGTCGCCGAGCCTTCGAGGCCGATTGCCGGGGCGCACCCCAACATCTGGGCGATTCGAACCATCCAACCGTCGCCGCAGCCGAGATCCAGATAAGACGAAGGACGCCCGAGAATTGCTGCAACTGCCCAAAGTGCCTGCTCGTTGACCGCACGTGCCTGCGCGAGACCCGAGGCCCATGAAAGAGTGTTGTAGTCGAACGTCATGTCCGCTCCGCTCCTATATGCTCGAATACCTCGAACGGCGCTTGTCCCAACGGCCATAGGACTCGACTACGCGCAGCAACTCTACTCCCGACAGCTATTTCAGTCTCTCCGGGAGATAAATTCTCTGGCCAGGGACCGACGGCCTTTTCCCAGCCGCGCGTCTCAAATCTTGGGTTGCCGGAAAAGACATACTGATCTGGACTCTTTGCATTTAGCTCCCAAAACATCTGCGAGCCTTGCACAATAAGACTTGCGTAGATGCCTTGAACGACTCCGATGTTTCCGAGGCGAATACACGCATCACCCGCAGCCAAAACACCAATAAGGCGATCGAGGTCTAGAGGCTTGTTGAGAATCCAATCATCTTCCAACATCAAAATATAATCAACGTACGGATGTAGATGCTGCGTTGCAACGTTATAATTATGCCCGTAGCCGCCCCCAAGAGCCTCAGAGACTCCTATTCCTGCCAAAGCATATTTGGACGCTTCGGCCTTAATTGCGTCAATGTGCTCGCGCCCTGATCCGTTGTCGGCAATGTGCAAATATAATGGATAAGAACACCACAAGTTCGACAATGCCGCCCGAACAGTCTTTAACGCGTACTCCGTACGTTTGTACGTCAGCAAACATATCGCGACATTAGGCATCCTTTACAATCTCCTGCAGCTCCTCGACGGTATATTGAATTGCCGTATCGGAGGTGTAAGCAAAGCCCCCAGGCAAATTGGACGAAATGCCAGAAGTCGCCGGATAGGTTCTATAGTACTTTCCGATATCAAGCGTATGCATTGCCTCCGCGGAGTGAACGAGTTGCTCGTGGGTCTTTTCCCCCGGACGCGTACCAATGACCTTTATTTCACATCTCGGAGCAATAGCATGTGCGAGAACGGCCATCGTACTTGCCCTGCACTTGGGAATAAGAATCGTTCCGCTCTCGCCCTCGCACATTGCATCGAGTATGAGCTCTTTTGCCTCTTGAAGAGTCAGCCAGAAACGTGTCATATTCGGATCTGTTACTGTAAGAATATTTCCCTTTGCCGCCTGCGCACGAAAGAAGGGTACGACCGATCCACGCGAGCCCAAGACATTGCCGTACCGAACGAGGTTGAAGTGTGTCGGCGACCACGTACCTGCTTCTTGAAAGAGCTTCTCCATAAGCATCTTTGTTGCGCCATAGCAATTTACGGGGGCGCATGCCTTATCCGTCGAAACTCCGATAACCTGACCGACCCCGCTAGCAACAGCTGCGCGGGCAACTGCAATGCTTCCAAAAACATTCACTTCCGTTGCCTGATAGCTATTGACTTCCGCGGCGGGCACCTGCTTATAGGCCGCAGCGTGGATAACGATATCTTGCCCACGCATTACGGTTGCAAGCCAGCCCGAGTCGCGACAATCTCCAAGAATAAAGCGCGTATGAGGATATCGCCGCTTTTGCAATCCTTGCTTCACCTCATCGCGACTAAATACCGTCGTTTCGACGTCTCTCGTGGAAAAGTGCTCGAGAAGCGCTTCGCCAAGTGATCCCGTTCCGCCCGTAATGAAGACTTTCATAGATCCTCTATTCTGGGCGCGAGTGTTCTACACACTCGCGCCCGAAGATTATCAAAGCGAGAATGCTTACTACGGCAGATTCCACTCGCTATACGGACGAGTGTTGGGGTATCCGGACGTGACGCCGCCGTTCAGATTGTACGGGTCGTTCGGAAACGGCGTTCGCGTATGCTGCAACGGCGAGTAGACGACGTTGTTCAGCCTCCCCGCCAACTGCGGCGTCTGCAAGATGATACGCGGCTCGATCTTGGAGATCCACTGCACACACCAGTTCAGCGAGGGCTTGCGGTGCCACAGAAAGCGGCCGCTATCGGTCCAGAAGTCGCTCTGATAGCCCCCATCGGACGCGCCCTGCATCGCGGAGGTATAGTCGTAGAACTCCCAGAAAGTAACGATGCGCCCGCCGACGACAGTGCGGGGTACGACATAGATGTTGCTACTGAAATGCGCTTCCGGAACATTCGCGTTGGTGGTCGAGGACTCTTCTGTGATGCCGTCGTCCAACGCGACTGGCCAGTTTTCGCCATCGACCGTGAGGTACATGCCCGCGCGCATTGCGTCGCGCATCGCAAGCATGTCTCGCGCCTCGGCGCTCAGAACGGCATCCTCGCTCAGGCCGCTGCAGCGATAGGTCATGTAGGCGCAAGGCCAAACGGCCGTAAGCTCGTAGAACAGCTCAGGGCGCATCACAACTGTCCACGTGGCCGGCGCGAGATTCATGCGACTCGCGTTCCACTTCAGGTAGCGCAGCATATACGTCATGACGTTGACGATATTAGAAGTATCATCGTCGATGTGTTGGTAGTTGAAGTCCTTCACATCGCTGGCCAGTGAAGGACACGCAACTCCAGTAATTGCGTCGATCTTTGACGTTCCGATCAAAATGTCGAGCCCCGGAAACTCGGCATAGCCGCCATTGGCGCTATTATTCGCCGGGTTTCCGATCCAGAGTTGCGGCGCCAGCTTGTTCTGGAATGCGACGCCGACCTCGACGAAGCGCATCAGCACCTCCCTCGCGAGAGCAGGGTTGATGCTGACGCCGGGAAAGATTCCCTCGCCGCTCAGCAAAGGGTCGTTGACCAGCATGAGATCATCGAACTCGCCTCGGTTGATGCGCTGACCCAAATGATTGAGTTCGAGCTCACGAGTCATGTAGGTATAGCGCCCGAAGTCGGCGGTTTGAACGCATGCCTTTGCGGCCCCTGCAACTGGGCCATCATCACAAACGCCGTCGGGGTCGTCGCCCGTAGTTGCCTGAAAGCCGGTTAGATACGGAAAGCGCGGATAGAGGTAGTTGGTTGCGCGCGCCGGCAATGACCCGGCCAGGCCCATCGGCTGAACTCGCGTACTGATGATATCTCGCTCGAGGCCCAAGACCCCGAATAGCCCGCCGGGTCCATGATAGTACGGCGTTGAGGGCGTGCCGGTCGGCGAATCGTGCTTTTGGCGCATGACCAGCTCAAGCGCTTTTGAGAAATCCTGCCAGGTGGGGTCCATACTTTGTCTCCTTGATAAAGTCTTCCAAAGCTCTGCCTACATCACCACAAGAAGCGCTTAGCTCGTCGGAGCCGAAGGCACGCCGAGCCCGCCCAGCATATCTCCGAACCATGAAACATCTTCCGTTGCAGCTGCTGGCTCGGCGGTAGCGTTTTCCTTGGTCGCCTGGAAGCCTTGCGGAAGAGCGGCAATCTTCGCGGTAAACACCGCCGTAACCCGCTCGTCGAAAGTCTTCGTCTGTTCCGCAACGGCCACCTGGAGTGCTTGTTGCGATGCGCGAAGCTCGTCTTGGGCGGCCTTGACCCCCTGAAGCAGCGTTGAGATATCCGTAACCGCACCTGTCAGGGCGACAATCTCCCCGGAAAGATTCGGAGTATCGACACCCTTCCACTCGAGGCCCATGTCGGTAAGCGACTTGGAGAGCCCGGCCAGAGAAGCCTCCCACTCGCCGATCATGTCCTCCGAAATTCCTGCAACGTCCTTGAGCCACGCGCGTTTCTCTTTTGAGAACGCCATATCTACCTCCTCAAGATTGAATCCTGTCCACACATTAGCCGCAGCCCAGGAGGGCAAGGGGCTAACTTCATAGCTACGATACGCAACAATAGTTCCGTCTGACGTCTTCTGGCCTAAGAAGCCGTGACTTGTTCCCAACACCTGACCCTGCAACGAATGCGCTAATTGCTCCTTTCCAGCATCTACAAGGCCGCTCATCACTACGAATCCGTTGTCATCATAGTCGATCCAGTCGACCATGCCCCAGCGTGACTTCTTGCCGCAGTGCCACAGCCAAAGCTCAGGATAATTTCCAGTAGCGGTCGCCCAATCAACGTACTCTTTATGGGCGAACGTCGCAATGATCTCATCATGCCGATCTTTGAAACAGTTTGAGACCGTTGTGAAGAAGCGATATTGATCTCCACTCTTTATGAAGTGGAACGTGCTTGGCAGTTTCGATTGCACAGGGGCCTCTGCCGAAGGGCCGCCGGAGCTAACGAGCGATTTGACCTTTGTAACTAATCGTGTGAACCAACTCTTTTCGGCGAAAAACTGCTCCGGACCAATCTCCCGCCAAAGATCGCAGATGCCTGTTGGAGAGATGTCGCCCATAACAGGAACGCAACTGTTGGGACTCACAAACCAGTGACAGGTTGCGCACCCTTTACCGGGAGCAAATCCGAGAGGCAGATACGCTACGGAGGCCTGTGGGAGCTGTCGAGAGTCGACATCCCACCAATCCGTGAGCAGAGCCTTCTCCTCCGGAGCGGCGTTTGCATACAGCGCCTTTAGTTGCGCCTCGGCCTCTCCCTGAGTGTCGAAGCACTTAATAAGCTCACCCATGCCGCCTTCGGAGGTGAGCTTATGCACGCAGGACTTTCCATCAGTTTGAAAGATCTTCCACGGCATTTGGAACTCCTTGCTCGCGTAAACACCCGCAACTGCGGTCGGCGGTCCACTTCTCGTGGAGGCCCATCTGAATCGCCTTCATAAAGAACAATGTCGAAACTACGGGGTCGGTTCTGTACTCCGGACCGTAGTGCCAGCCAAGTTCGGCGTCGATTTCACCCCATAGTTGGCGATGAAACTGCCACAAGCCTTCGGCGTCGTATTCATTTATAACCGAATTATAATCGCCGATAGCGGCGGGATTCATTTGAGACTCGGCCGACGCTACGCACAACGCGTAGTCCGGATTGACGCCGAATTGCGTCGCCATGACCGTAATTAGGATTATTAGCCACATACTACCTCTCCAGATAGCTTACAAGCGCGCCTACGATCGAGGCACCCATCAAAGCAAGACACATTCCTACAACCATTCGATGCAGCTTAGGTGAATCTATCCGCAGCAAATTTCCGCAGGTGTTTTTGGAAGTCTTTGCGCTCCAGATAGTTGGTGAGTTTCTTCCAACCCCACTTCCTATGCATAGCGGTTTGATAGGGGCCTTGTACAAACGTTGCGTACGGAGCCTCATTATATATTGTTCCTATAAAACCGCCGCTTGTTTTTCTCGCGCTATATCTCCAACCTTTATATAGGCGGCGCGTTCGAACGTACCGATAACCGTTAGGTCTTGCGGGCCTCGGCGGAGGGTATTCTTGCACGATCTTAACGACCTCTGCCAAATGCTCCCGAATAAGGCGATTTGCGTCGGAGACCATATCCTTTGTATTGAATAGCTCGCCTTTGGTCCTGAACGCACGAAAGCGAACACGTATACTTCGGTTTTCGGGAGGCATTAGCTACTCCCCGAAACTATAACTTCGTCAGTGACGTCTTCCTCCCCGAACTGCTCGAGGTAACGAGGATCAAGGTCCCCACAATCGACAGCGATCTGTCGAGCAACTGCAGGAGTAATTTCACCCGACGCAATACGCGCGGCGCGCTCTTCCGCGCGGGTCTTCCGAAGTTCAGCCTTATCTTTATCCTCGAGAATATCTTGATCCCCGTAAATAAATTTTACTAGCTGCGGTAAAACTCCGCGATTGTTGAGGACTTGATTCATCATACTCATAAAGTATCTCGGGCCCTTGCCTCGAGATTTCATATGCAGGGTTTCGGATTGTTCGCTAGAGCCGAGGGAGCCGCCCGGTAGGGGGGCGTAGTCTTGATAATCACCGCCAAAGCCCAATGCGAGCTGATTGATATACCACTTCATCGACGTCTCTTCATTAAAGTTATCTGGAAGAGACGCCAGTGCAAGAGTCGAAGTCGTGACGTTCGCCGTCGGATCGAGAGAGGCGATAATCAACGGTAAGACGTATCGAGTCATTCCTTCGGCCGTGGATTGAGCCATATGGCGTTTTAGCGCCGCTTCGATCGTGGGCCCCTGAACGCCGCCAACCAAGTGGACGGCGCCGGCAAAGCGCCCACTAATCTTCTCACTCTTATAAATGCCGATATCTCGCATGACCTGCGCAGCGCGAAGAATTCTTGTAAGGACGCTATACTGCATTCCGCGCATGCGCTCGATGGGAGAAGGCATTTCAGTCAGAGGGATAACGTGATACCATTGCAAAAGGTGCGCTTTGTTGTAGATATCATAGTAGATCACAGGATCAAGCTGACGCCCTGTGCGAACGCATCTATTTGAATCGAGATGATTAAGGCTGATAACTGGCGCCGTCGGCGAGTTTTCCGTACGAACGACTTCGATAAATGCGCCGTTGTCCTGTGAAAATAGATCTATTAGAACTTTTGTGATAAGTGTCAACCAGCCTTGGCCGTGCTCAAAGCCTTGAAATAGTTCCTGAACGACTCTTACAAGAGCTTCAGGACCTTGAAGCGACCAGCCGAAGGCGGCGTAACGTGCGGCAGTCGAGCACAGCGCGGATGCAAGAATCGGTTCCGTCGGCCAAAACTCACGTAGCTGACGATCGCGTGAAGCCGGATTCAAACCCCAAGGAAAAAATCCGTCCGCGACGGATGATAAGCTGATGACTATTTCGTTGTATCCGCTTTTCGGCGGTTCTTCGATAACCGAATCGGGCATTTTGGCCTCACAAACTCAAGCGCAGGCATTCAAATACGGCCATAGATGCTGCTACAACTAGGTCAATCTTCCCGTCGTTCGTACGTTTGACAATGCGCAAACGCGTATCTTCCGACTTTGCTTGCTTTGCCGCAGCGTTTTGGATATGAATTCTGAATTCGGGATCGGCGGGATGTTCTAGGCGCCGATCGCGAATTAAGTCATATAGTTGCTTATCTGCAAGCATTCTATCGCCTGCCTGACTAAAGCTTCGGCACCACGCAATAGCTTCTTGAGTCAGGTCGGTCATCATCTTATGCAGCTGATACGCATCGTAAGCGACCTCGATGACGTTATAGCGCTTACATAGTTCTCGAATTGTCGCCTCGACAGTATTGGTCAAGTCCATCTTGCCGCCCTTTGGCGGGTACCAAACGTACGCGAATCGAATGGCGACTTCACTATGATTGTTCGGAGATCGTGTTACGCCGACGATCGCACTACAGTCAGAGGAAACTGATGCGTCTACACCCAATACAAGCGGTTCCTTTTCACCAATTGGAGGTAGCTTTGCATCGTTTGCGTCCCACCACTCGACCGGGATAAACTGCGAAACGCTGCTTGTCCACTCGTTTAGATGTAAACGCCTAAACGCTAGGGGACGTAGTGTCGCCTCTTGAACTTGGTAGTATTCCTCGGTCTGCCAAGGCATGCGGCGGGCAACAACACCCTCGTCCCAATAAGCAAAGAGACGCGCCGTATCGTTTACCCAAATCGGCGGTCTCTCAGGAAAGGGCCAGTCGATGTCGTCGTGAGTTAGTTGTCGTCCGCTTTTCGCCAATTTGTAAAGATCGAGTAGCAAATCAGATTCGTCTTCATAACCTGCGTAGGTCTCGACAAATCGAATGCTGCGCGCGCGAGTAGGAACAGGCGTCAACTCGTCCCACAGACGGCGGGATGCCTCACTGCTATAGCCCCAGAGCTCCGACCAAAATGTTGCCGTCGGATTTGAACCTGCTTCGCCTTTATAATCGCTCGATACAGCACGCATAATTGAGCCGTTTGGAACGAAGGTCGCCTGCCGCTCAATTATCTTCCAACGCCCAGGCAGCTCCCGGCGGACTCTATTATATCCCGGCGTCAACTCAATGCTCTCGAGCGCCTTCTGGTAAATTCGGCCGCGAGCCTGTTCAAGGTCGTTTGCGATTAGATATACTTCGGTGCGCGCGCCCCACGTCTCAGCGACCCACCTAGCGACAAGGGCTGCGATGCACGTCTTTCCCGACTTCTTAACCGTACTATATACAATCGTTTGGTATTTGTGATCAAATGCATAATGTAGTATTGCGCGTTGATGAGGCAGTAGTTGAATCTGTTTGCCAGTTTCCGGGATATAAAAACGCGTCTCGGCAAACTCTTCAATGTCGGTTGGCACGTAGCTAAATATGCTCGCCAGCTGTTTTAGTGCCGCAAGCTCACTCGTAGTTGTCATTATTGTTGAATCGTCTTCGCCGTTAAGGCTCTAAAGGCCTCTTGCTGCTCTGGCGGCAGCATTGAAAGGATACTATTAAATAAGTCACCGCGTACGCCGCTCTCAACTGGCTCCGTCAGTGCAACCAAAGTCGCGCTAAGGTTATTAAAGGTTTTCGCGATCTCTTTCGGTTCGAGATCGGGTAGTGCAATTTTTAGGGCCCCTTGAACAAGTAGCCACGTTCCAAATAGCTGAGTTAGGAGCGCCGTCCGAACCTGTATTTGAAACTCGGCCAAATTAGTTGAGAGCTCTTGCAACAAGACGGCTTCAGGCACGTTCAGCCTCTCGGCGGCAAGTTTTGAGTTTCCGTCGGCCTGAAGTAACGCTTGCACCGGCTGCACAGGGGGCTCCTTCCGCGAATGCGGGCGAATAATGTTGCGCGCTTGAACAAGTAGCCAGTAGTTAATTTTATTATACACTGAAACCGCAAAAATTGCACGCGGGCGCCCACCCCTTTTCGAACCGGTTACTTGAAGTATGCCTGCAAGATCATCCGCCCTGCAGGTTGCTAGGATTGTTGGGCGGTTGTGTGCCGTGAATTTGTTTTGCGTTGGGATGCCCCCAATCGGTGAAAACTATAGATTGTAAAAATGAGAGATCCCGTGTCATACCTGTTGATTTTTCCTAGGATATATTATATAATATATATAATATATCAGGCGCGAACAAATATAACAAAACGCGCCAAAAGGAGACAAAATAAGATAAAAACGATCAGAACGATGCAAAACGTGACCGAACGTGACCGAACGAGGCAAACGCAGACAAAGGAAGCCAAAATGAGTACAAACAACACCGTTCGTAGCAAAACTAATCAAATCGAGACCAAAGGAGCTAAAATGAGCGAAACGATGACAGAAAAGCAAATGTTTCCGCTAACCGCTACATTAAAAGATCAATTGGGTAAATACGCGGCAGAACACGATCAATCAGTAGCAGAAGTGATAAGACAAGCTATAGCAGATAAAATCGGAGTAAAATTAGAACAAACGACACAAAGACGTAAATATCAGAGCGAAGCAGAACGAATCGAGGCACAACGAGCCAGAACACGTGCCAAACGTGATTTAGTAAGACAATTACTATCAGATTATAACAAAACGCATTAAAACAGAATAAACAAAGCCAAAGAGAGCTAAACAAAGACGTTTAGCTCTCTTTATATATATAACAATATCGAATACCACATACATCGACATATACCCATAAGTATCGATATATCCCTACATATATCTGTATATACCTACATATGTCGATACATCCCTACAAACATCGATCTATATCTACATATGTATACATATATCTACATTTATCTATATATCTATATGTATGTATGTATATGTGTGTATATGTATATAGATATATACATACATACATACATATCGATATATACATACGTACATCGACAGACACAGACAAATACCCGCAAAACGTGAGTGGCGAATGTTGAGCAAAGAACGTTGAATGATCCGACAGACGGACGACAGACGGACGACAGACGGACGACAGACGGACGACAGACGGACGACAGACGGACGACAGACGGACGACAGACGGACGACAGACGGACGACAGACGGACGACAGACGGACGACAGACGGACGACAGACGGACGACAG